AGGGAAAATCGCCGTCCTGAGCGCGTCACGAGGGGTAGCGCGTGTTCATTTCGATGCGACGCTTGGCGCACTTTCCGCAATTGCCACGCACGACGCGATTGATCGCAGCCAGGCCGGTCACCGTCGCAAGCGTGTGGACGATGTCGCCGATGCCACGAGGCGCGCCTGCATAATGCTCGCACTGGCTGCATACTCCGGCGCTCGGGCGCGCACCGTAGATCGGGAGCGCAAGCGCATGCGTGCAGTCGCCGTCGATCATGTTCGTGCAGCTGCTCATATGTAGGTGGGCGCTACCGTCGACCAGATGCGGTTTTCGATGTAGCAGTCGTAGATGACCTCTTGCGAGCAGCACGGCAAGCCCTCATAAGGCTTCGCCACTGCGGTAATGAGATAATAGTCGTTGTCGGTTATTGGATTGATGGAGCACGGCAGATGAGGATCCTGCGCCGAGCCCTCATCGCGCTTGATAATGCCAAATGGCCCAAACTGCTGAGCACTCACTTCAAAGCAAAAGCCCGAATTTGATTCATTTGGATCGTGCCCAACATAAATGCACGAATCGCCAAAACCAAAGCAGCCCAAATCGCGTTTGGTGCCAGTATTTAGCCCCCCCATTGGCGACCCCCAACGCATAGTGCATCCGACGCACTGGAGGGAAAACGGATTCGAGCCGGTGCACGCCTGCTCGCAGTCGTTGATGTATTCTTCGTGCGACTCGGTGATCACAAAATCGCACAATTGCAGCGTGTGAATCCATCCGTCAACAGTATGAGATCCAGTGCACGGGTCATAACTTCCACAGCGAATCCAAAGACATGCGGGAATGACCTCGGTGAAGTAGTACGTCTCATCGGTGATGCATGGAGTGCCGTTGGAGTCCTCGGTGGTTACGGTGATTTGCAGCACGCCGGTCACCGTTACGTATCCAGTCGCCGCATAGCAGCAGTTTCCCGGGCTGTTTGTGTAGCGAGTCACAAGCCACTGCCCGTTTTGAGCCCAACTTAAGTCGTAATCAAACTCGTGAACAAGCGCGCAGCTAGGGCAATCATTTTTCGAAACGCGGTCATAAGCAAAAGTTCCTTGCATGCCCGACACCATATAAGTCGTCGCATAATCGCACGACTGCTCGCAGCCACAGTCAAGCCCCGCAACAGTGCAGCACCTACGGGGCAAGGTCGTCACTCCAGTCGTAATCCACCGCAGTGAGCCCCTTGAGCTCAGCCGAGTCGATCCATCCTAAGTCAACCATTTTTCCATCGACCATCGCTGCTATGCGGCTCTTCCCTCGCGCCTCCAGGATCAGCATCGGGCTGTCTGGTGCGAGCACGTATGACGGTGCGCACGCGATCAGCGAGACGCTTGCCGCCACCAGCAATGTGCACGATGCGAGTCGACGTAGCCCACTGAATGAGCGAATCAAAAAGCGCTTTGAAGAGCCCATATATCACTCCTTTACCGATGCATCCTTTGCCATGACGAGGCCGACGCCGGCGAGCACCGCAGCAATGACTGCTGTGTAATCAATCGGGGTACCGGCACTGATCGCGCTGAGCGCAGAGCCGACGGCGAGCAGGATCGCGGAAATGCCCGCTGCGGTTGTCTTCCAGTTCTTCATTTTTTGGATCCTTCCTCGATTCGCTCGAGGCGCGTGATACGAGATTCATAGTTTGACGTTCGCACGCTGAGTTCCGCGAGTCGAACATCAAGATGCGTGAGACGACTAAGCACCGCCATCGTCGTGCTGACGATGGTGCCGATGATAAGTAGGACGCACGCAAGCACTTCGATGTCCATGTTAACTCTGATAAAAGGCGTAGACAGAGCCAGTTGTGACCAGTGATTTGAAAAACAGGTGCGCAGGATCATCTGTCATCGTATATCGACCAGCAGGGATATTTGTTGAAAGAGTGTTGTTTGACGATGTGGTCATAATGCTATCCGTAATGATGGTAAGCGTGATGACCTTTTCTCCAAGTGGCGTAGCACTTAGCGGAGTGTAGGTAGAGGTGTTTGTGGCGATGTTGGTTAGTGTTTTGACTGGCATTTGATTCCTTTAGTTTATACCCACTCAGGATCGGCGAAAACACTTTCGCCCGTCCAGAGCCGTGTAAGCTTAATCCATGATCCCGATTTCACTGCGCAGGTCCCTGTCGGTGCCGCAGAGAATGTCAGCGTTGGCACAAAGTTCGTCGCATCAACAACAGTGATCCTTCCAGTGAAATTGATCATCACAAGAACCGAGGTTGTGGTGGAGTTGATTGGGCCTCCAGTTGATGAGTTGAAACAGGTCATATCCTGCGCTCTGGTCACGGTTCCGTAGGCGCTGGTTCCCGATGAAATCGAGGTGAAATTACAAATGCCGCCGCCAAATTCAGTGAAACCGATCGCTGTAGTGTGGGTCGTGGTTCCGGATCCTATGACATACGATCCTTCAAACAGCCATGTCGAATTAGCGTCCAACGGGAATGCGTTGTTTGCTCCGTGAAATACATCCTGGACCGCCGTCGATGACGAGATCGAGTGATCGGTATGCCGAGTGCCGTAGTACGAGTCTTTGCGATTTATCCAGTTCGTGCCGTTGTATTGCACGTTTTGCCGCTCAAGCGCAGACGTAATCACGACATCACTGAGGCCGTCAAGGCTCAGACTTACTACGCCGGCTGTCACACTAACAGTCTGCACCACTGGAGCAACGGTCACGCTCTGCACCACTGGTGATACGGTCACGCTCATCGAGTCACCTCAGGCGTAATGCGATACATACCTTGCAGGATGCGAGTGACGACGCCACCACTTGAGTACTCGAGATCGTAGACGCCTTCAGCGGGCGCGGTCAGCGCAGCCGTCGCCGTTGCGCTCATCGTCACCGTGATGATCGAGTTAGTGCCTGCGGTGATCACGAGCCCACCAGATGGCGAGGTCAGCGAAAACACTGTGGTCGTCGCAGCGTGCTGCGTGCGCCCCTGCATCGATGCAGCGTAGCCCGTGAGGTTGACGCCGGTGACGGTAACGGCAAAGGTAAACGTAGCGCCTTGCTCGATTGTGATGTCGTATTCAGCAGCCATCAGCAGGATCCATCCAGTGCTTGAGTGTTGATGATGAGCCATGTAAGCTCACCATTTGATTTTCGGTGAGGCACGAGCATGACAAACGTGCCAGTCGGAATGCGAACAGGAATAAACCCCGCAGGCAGCGAGGCGCTCGTGACGCCGTACGAGTATGTCGACGGTGTAGCGGTGTTGGTAAGTTCCGAAACGCTGTAGGCGATGCCGGCAAGTCCGGGCGATTTGTTGCCTGCATTCGTGTTGGTCATCCACGCTTCAGCCCACGAGTACTCGTAGCGGTAGTTCGCGATGGCGCTGGCCGATGTAATGCTCGCGAGCAGGAACTGCACCGGCGGGAATTGTGACGGTGTGCGCCGAACTCGATCGACATCGAGCGCTTGCCTTGCGATGTTTTTGGCGTCTTTCACAGCCACCAGCCATTTTCGGTGCGGGTTTGTAGCGCGGCGTCGGTATTATAGATATTGTTGAAATCTGTGGTCAAACGGTTCAACCGTTTCCACTTAACCTCAGACAGCGCCCCGCCGCTCGTGCGTTTCGCGCGCCCATCGGCGTCTGTAGTCGCCACCTGCTCGTGCTGGTACCAGGCGTCGAAGGTGAAATCGAAGACGACTTCGTAGAACTCATTGCCGGCGTCGCCGATGTTTACGCCCTCACAGATCAGCGAATTGGCTGCGAATCCCGCAAAGGTAGCGCTGTTCTTAGTGCCAATATAAGTCGTCAGCGTTGTCGCTGCGGTAAGCATTGAGACCACACTGGCATCCTGGGTGAATCGCATGCGGATGCGCACCTGAGCCACCTGGCACGGCGTGCCTTGATCGTTGCCGGCGAGGCTTGATCCACCTATATCAGAGGATGCGTCGGTGGCTGCGGGAGGCGACACAGACCACCCCGATCGATAGATCGTGGTCGACCGAGTCACGGCGGTGTACTCTGCAGACGATGGCAGCACGAGCGTGTTAGGTGCTTCGGGATCGACTGCGTACAACGTCGACCAGCGCAATTGCGCGCGCACCTTGCGATTGTCGATAGTCTCGAGCTTATGTCCGCGATAGCGCGCGAGCTTCGGCCACAGCTCTGTGGTCGGCGTGCCAGTGACGTAGAGATCGTCCGGAAATGGAAGCACGCCTGCGGTGAGCATGGCGCCCTCCTCCTTATCGATCAGGAGCGCAGCGCCATCCGTGCGCCAGATGATCATCGACCAGTTGACGGATGACTCGCCTCCGAAGCGCGCAGCATCCATCGTGGCTGTTTCGACGGCATATGTGTAATCACCGAGTACAGGCATTAGATTGAACTCTTAAGGAACCACTGAGCGATTGAACTGTTCTTCACCATCCAGTCGCCGATGGATGCGTCGCGCCTCTGCGCTCCAGTCATGTCGTTGAGCCCGAGCGAACTGTCGATGCGCGACTGCTCCATCATTTGCGCTTGGATGCGCTTTGCGACGGCGTCGTTATCTGTGGTCACCAGTTCGGCCTCGAGGTCACTCATCGCGAGCGACTTGCCGGCCGAGTAACTACCGATTTTGCTCGCGGCGATGTTCAAGCCTTCCATGAACTGCTCAGCCCATTTCACGACGCCGCCGGCGTTGCCACCAGTGCTGGCGCCTGCAACCAAAGCCTGTCCGAATGTCGCTTTCGGCTTTTGCGTTTGCGTTTCAAGCATCGCGAGCTTCTCAAGCATGACGACGTTTGCGGTAAACGTTTGTTTTCCAGTTTCGCGCATCGATGTCAGTGCAGCGTTCGCGCCTTTCGTTGCGGCCTCAACCACGCTAATGATTTGTGACGCGACCATAAACGGTGCAGCTGCGCCGGCGAGCATGGCACCACCTGAGCCCATCGAGCCGGCGACGCCACCGAGCGCGCCGAAGCCACCCATGCCCATGACCGCAGCACCGCCGGCCTTGAGCGTCTGATTCATGCCGCCGCCGCCAGAGCCTGCGGAGTTGACCGCCTTTGCAGTGTGCCTAGCTTTGCGCGCGAGTCGATCCATTGCGCTCTCCGCATCCTTCGTGCGAACCATCACGGGGATATTGAGTGGGGGTAGGTTCGCGCTCATCGTTTGGCCTCACTCATTGCATCCATGATCGCGGATTCGAGTGATGGCCGAAGCATCTTCTTCGCGGCGTTACCTGGTCGGCTGATGTAGCGCAGCGCGAAGATCGTGGTGCCGAGCGCGCGCCCTCTGAGCCCCTTGCGCCAGCCGCGATTCTTCGCGATGAACGGTGCGAAAAACCCGTTGGGGTTTCCCTTGCGCGCGCTGCGCGGAGCAGCCTCGCGAAAGGTTGTGATGGTTTGCATCTTGCCGGTCTTGCGACTTTTCGCGCGTGTCTGGCTTTCGACGCGCACACCTTTTTTCCACGGACGAAAGCCGCCCTCGAACAGGTGCGAGCGGTTGCCTGGATCATCCATCTGCCGGCGGTTCGCTAAGCCCGATCCGAGCTTGATGCCGACGCCGCACCAGATTGTTCCGTTGCGGTACGACTTGATCTTTACTGTCACTGCACGTCGTGTGCGCTTCGCCTTTGGCCAGGCTGCGGCCTTGACTCCGCGCTGAACGATCGAACCCCACCGGCGAAGTCCCTTGCGAACGATCTGCTTTCGCACCTTCGGCACGAACGTCATGATCTTGCGGCGCAGATCCTCGATCTCCTTTGGATCGATTCGCATTTGCATTCTGAAGTTGCTTGATTTGCTCACGGATGCCACTCCAGTCTGGGATATCAAGCGCGGTGTTGATGAGCACGACGCTCATGCGGTCAAGATCGGTGCTGCTCATCCTGATGGCCTCGCGCAGCACCACGCGCGAAGCCTTCGTCAGTCCCGCCCCTCGCTGTAAAGCGCCTCCGCTGCTGCTGAGATTTGCATCACAGTGTTGCCGTCGGCCACAAGCGCCTGCTCGATTTCCGTGAACACTGGTGCACCATTCTCAACGAGGTGCATGAGCACCAGCCATGCGTTGATGCGCTCAGGCGTCGATGCGCTGAACTCGACGGCCTCGATCATGTCAAGCGCAGTCGGACGTCGCAGCGTGAACGCTGTGCCGTCTTTGAGCGCGCATTTTTTCTCTTTGAGCGTGAGCGCGTCGCGAATGCTCATGCGATGGTGACCGTTCCATCAAACTGGATTTCAAGCGTCGCGCGCACAATTTCATTCGGCGAGCCGGTGATGCTGATTGATGTCGCATATCCGCTGCCGGTGTAGGTCGCTCCAGTGTGCAGAGTGACCACGACGGCTACCGCAGCGGTGCCGTCGTTTACCGCATTCTCAAATGCTGCGACTGACGTAACGGCTTGATCGTAGAAAATCTCAATCGATGCAGTGGTTGTCGCGTTGCCTGAAATGAACTTTTGGCGCTGGTCAGCAAACTCGGTGATTTCAATCAGCGAGCGCGTCGCGCTCACTGAGATCGAGCCAACGCCAGTGATGGCGTTGCCGCCGTATGAGATTGTCATCGCTGCCGTTGAAATCGCTGCCATGTGTCACTCCCTGTAGTAGATGTTGATGGTGGCAACAGCTTCGACGGGCTGAGCCTCGTCGCCGTCGCTAGCCGATGGTGGATCGATTGTGTGGTTTTGCCACAGCACTGCGTCGAATGGGTACGAGTCCCATGTGCCAGTGACGCATGACGCGCGGATCTCATCGATGAGATCGAGCGCCTCGAGCGTGGTTTCTGCGATCGCGCGGATCTCGACTGATGCTGAGCGCGTCGCAGCTGCGCCGAGGCTGATGGTCTCGATGCTCTGGATCTCGAACGTGACCGCAGGGAGCGCAGAATCTTGCAGGCGGTAGCCGTGCGTGATGCGCGCGTCGGTGATCGATGTGATGCCTGCGGTGAGCATCGAGCGCGTGGCAGTCTCGATACTCATGTCACACTCTCGCAGTCGATCACCGCGACACGATCAGCCTCATCGAGGTTTCGGATCGCGCGGATCTTGAGCGTGTGACCGTTGACGCTGAGCCGATGCGTTTCATTGAGCGAGATGTTTTGCGCCGAGCCCCACCGAGCGCGCACTTCGAAGTTTCGCACGACGGCGACGCCATCGGCGTATGACTGCTCCTGCGCGGAGTCGCTGCGCAAGTCGACGCGCATCGTGCCGCCAGTCGTCCATGTGTCGGTGCGCATGCCGAGATCATCACGAGCCGTGCTCGGGATCGACTGCGTCGCGACAAATCGCAGACGACCACCAGAGATCATCGGATGTTACTCCTCGTGCTGAGGTTGTCCAAGATGAATCCCATCGACAGGGGAACAGTCGACAGTGATATCGGTGATGCAGCCTCGGGATTGTTGTACCAGTGACCGACAAGCGCGATGATCGCGTGCACCAGATCGTTCGGTAGCGCGGTGTATCCGCACAGGTAGAACACTGTCGCCATCGTGCCAGGATAGAGCACAGGCACCTGGAGGAATCGGATCACTGGCATCGTCCCCTCAGTGAGATCGAGCCAGTAGTCGGAGATCGGCATAGTCTGCGGATCATTGAGCTGATCGCGATAAAGGATCAACGTGACGCTCACGAATGGATGCGCAGGAATCAGTGTGTCCCTGAACTCCTTGAGATAGAGCGGGACCGTTGTCGGTGTCAGCGCGATCTGTGTGCGGCGCTCGATCAACGACACAGCCGCCTCGCGCAAGCGCAGAAGTTCGCGGTCGTCATCGTCAAAGTCAATCTTCAACGCTGACTTAATGGTCGAAAGTGGTACGGACATTAAACGCGCGCAGTGAGGTCACCCACTGCGCGCGCAGGGAGAAAAGAGTTTGGATCAGCCTGTGATCGCGGAAAATGCTTCGTTTTGCATCACGCGCGAATCTGTGCGCGAGTAGACGTAGAGCGTGGTTTGACCATATAGCGCTCCGGAGTACGGATCGATCATCGAGGTAATGCCGGTACGATCGAAGATTTCAAAGTAATTGAAATCGCCGACGACTGCGAACACGTTTGCGTTCAATGTTGCCGTCGGCATGTACTGGCCAACCGAGTACGGCGTGCCGTAGATCGATCCAGGCAAGCCGACAACGTTCTGGCCAACGCCGCTGTTGTTTGGGCTGAAGATGTAGTCGCCGTTGGTGGTCTTGAGTTTGCGAATCACCTTCAGGAATGTGTCAGAGATCAGCCATCGGAACTTTGGCGAATTGCGATAAGCAACAGGGCAACCGTGCCAGCAGTCGATGACGTTGTCTGCGGTCACTGTGGTGATCGCAACACCTGCGCCGAGATCGGTAACGGTAGAAAGCAAGCCGTTCAATGCAATGCCCTGCGGATCTCCCGAGCCGTCGCCGATGGTGAATTGCTCCTCGTGCTTCAGGCTCATCGACATCGCGCACTTGCGCGCGACGTACTCCATGCCCGAACCGATGCCACCGCTGCCGATGGAATCCTCGATAAACTCCTGGCTCATCTTGACGGGCGTGACGTACTTCGTGAAGGCGACGCTGATCTGCGTGCCGAATGTTGGATACGACAACGTGGCTGAGGTGCCGGTGCCTGGATCAGCTGCGGATTCTGCGACTTTGGTGGTCGTTGGCAGCGCAGACTCCACCGAGATCGTTCGCTTGCTGTCGATGGTGTTCACGACAGCGATCTGGCGCAGCACGTTGCTCTGGTACATCTTCTCCACGATGCGACGTTCCAGATCAGTCGGTACCGCAGCACCGCTGGAATCGTTCGCAAGCGCAGTGACTGCGCGGAAGCTCTGCATGTCGCCGCGCGCAAGCGCGTGCATGTAGCGCTCAGCGTACTCGTCGCTGCCGAGGCCGGTGACCTTTTTGTTCGAGCGCTCAAACTGTGGGGTCGATTCCAATTTTGACAAGCGCGACGCAAGCGCAGCGTTCTGCGCGAGCAGCTCGGTTGCGCTCATATCCGCATCCATGCGGGCAAACTTTTCCTTTTCCTCGCCACTGCCGCGCGTGTCCACGGTTTGAGGTGCGAGGCCAGTACGCGCTTGATACGCGGTGAGCGCAGCGCGGTACTTGTGGTTGATGCTCGAGAGTTCGTCGATCGGTTCAGACATTTGAGATCCTTTGAATGTGAAGTTCGAGCCGTGCAGCGACGGCATCAGTGATGCCTGCGTCGACATGACGTAGGCTCGAGGTGGTCTGTGGGTATGCAGCGTCGACAACGACACTGATCTCAACGAGGCGCGCGCTGTTCACTGTGCGCTCGGTTTTTGATTTGTTCCATGTGTCGGCGACGACATAAAACCCAAACGACATTTCGCCGCTGAGATCTCCGCGCTCGAGCAGCGCGCGCACGTCGTTGCCGAGCGTGGTGTCTGGCAGACTCGCTTCGTACTGCAAGCCACTCGGCGAGTCGGCCAGCTCGAGCGTGCCGCTCTTTGTTCGCGCGAGCGGCATCGATGCGTTGTGATTGTAGTAGAGCTTGATGTCCTGTTCGAGCGACGCGCCGAATGCACCAGGCGCGATGCGCTCAGTGAAGGTGCGCCCATGCTCGGTGATCGGTCGCGATGGCTGACCATACACCGCAGCGACTCCGCGCAACGTGCGACCTTCGACTTTTGATACGCCATTGAAATCACGGCGGGAAATCATTGGAACTCCCTGATGATGTGTCATCACCGATGTTTGATTTGCCGCCGCCGGTGCCCATGTTGAGCGCCACGATGATTTCATCGAGGCCTTCCAATGGTTCGAGATCGAGTCGATCGCGCGCTTCGTTGCGCGTGATGATTCCCGCCTCTACGCCAGTGCGCAGCGCGGCCATGTGCTCAGCGACGCCTGGACGAATCAGTGCGTCGACATCCCAATACATCGTGTCGAATGGTGTCGCGAGTTTCAGCAGCACTTCGCTGCGCCACGCCTCAAGCCACATCGATAGGCATGAGTCGACATACATGCGCGAGAGCCACTCCATCGACCCATACGCTGAGCCTGTGCTTTCAGCGAGGTAGGACAGTGGCACGCCGTAGATGCGCGAGACATCGGAGACGCTGAACGATCGAGCAGCTGCGAGGCCTGTGTCATCGAGCGTGCTCGAGATGCGCTCGATGCGCATGCCCTCAGCAAGCACGAGCGGTACGCCGGTGTTGGAGGTGCCGCTGTGCTTCGCTGCGTAGTCGGCCATGATGCGCTGTCGCGCTTCGAGGCTGAGCGCGTTTGGATGCACGAGCGCAATCTTTGGATTGCCTGCGTTTGCGTAGGCGTTGAGCGCCATCGACTCTTGCGCAGCCATCAGGCTCATCGCGGTCGAGCATAGACGGATCGGCGAGTCGCCCCACAGGCCACTGGTGCCTGGAGCACGGATGTGCAGCATCGACTCAATCGGAACGTCGCCGTAGCTCGAGGTCTTGTAGTACGGGATCGAGCGCACATCAAGCGTTACCTCGTCATTCTCGAGCGGGATCAATTCGAGAAGCTCGCCACCGAGTGAACGATTGATGACCGCGAAGGCGTTGCCGTAGATGAGCGCCTTGAGCGTCATCGATCGGCGAAACTCGTACGCGCTCATCGAGTGAGACGGCGCGCGCCAGAGCGAGTCGGCGCCCGAGGCGCTGATGTTCGTGTCGAGGCGCGCGA